GCTTCCTCCCAAAAAGCCATTTCATCTGCGAAGATTGCTGACAGCGTGTATTGGCGGAGCTGATCGGCCCCCTGCGCCACCCCGATGATCTCCGACCCAATCTCTGGGTACTTGAGGCGGGCGAAGTTATACTCGAATTTGAGTGGCGGCAAGTCGACCGGCAGGTGCTCCTCGATGAATTTCACTCTCCTGACCAACTCGGCCGCCCCTTCGCTGTCGTTCAAGCCTTGCTTGCGCGATACGAAGGCGACCGTGGAGCCGGGGAAGAAGCGCGCGAGCCAGGTATGGAGCCCGACCATGGTCCACGAGGCCAGGATGCGTCGGGACTTCGGGAGGAGGAACCGCTTCTCCACGAGCCACCGATTGATCACGTGGTCCAAGTAGTTTCGACATCCCACTGCGGGCTTACAGGGACACCCCGGCGACGGCTCGTCGATGGTGGGAAAGCGCCTGACCCGTTGAGTCGCTTGATCTAAGGTTTTAACACACTCAGTTAGAAATGCATACGGGTCCGTGACGTACCGGGCTGAGGTGGTGCGTTGGACCGAGCGGAGGCGGGCTCGAGCGCGGAGTTGGAGCTCGGCCTCGTCGGGCAAGTCGAGGGTGAGCCCGCCGTCCTCGAGCGTCGGCTCGGGGGCCGTCTCGCCCTCAGGGATGGTCGGGACGCCCTCCCATCGCTTCTTAGCCATACCCGGGCAGATTGCCGTAGACCGGTAATTGTCTCGCCGGCTGCCCCTGCATCGCCAGCATCCTCTGGATCACCTGCTCGATCGTCTGGGGCCGCTGGCCGCTCTGGCTCTGGTTCGGGAAGAGCTCGGAGAGCACGCGCTGAGTCCCGGCGCCAGCAAGGTTTGATAGGAAGCTAGCTTGTGGGTTATAGCCGTAGAAGGGACTGCCAGCGACCTGCGAGAGGCCGGCTTGCTTGAAGATATCCCCCCAACCCATGTCCGGGTTGGTGACGCCGAAGCGTTGGAAGGCCGCGTTGCGCGCGCCCTGGGTGAGCTGATCGAGGAAGCTCGGGCCGCCTGCGCTGGGGCCCCCCATGGAGCTCGGCAGCTGGTAGGTCGTTGGTGTGGCGTACTGCGCTGGGGTGACGCCGGGGACGCTTGTCACGTCGGAGATCGTTGGCAGAGAAGGCCCCTGAGCGGCCAGGAGTGGCGGCGTGGCAGCGCCTGGAGCGGCCGAGGCTCCAGCGGCAGCCGAGGGGCCAGCGGAGGCGACCTCGGCAGCCGGGAGCACGCCACCTGCGCCCCCGCCGGCTGCGGCGGCCGGTGCAGCAGCTGAGCCGACACCTAGGTGCTCGAGGGCCCCGGTGGCGGCGGTGCCGGCAGTGGAGGCGAGGCCTCCGAGGCTCGAGAGGGCGCCTGAGGCAGCGGTGCCGAGGCCAGCGGCTCCGGCGCCGACGGCACTGCCAGCGGAGGCCAGTGCCCCGCCGATGGCTGCAAGCAGCGGCCAGTCGCTCGTCATCGGACCTCCCGTGGACGCCCCCTAGCACAGGCTAGAGAGCTGGTCGAGGTGGGAGCGGCGACCGCCGCGAGCGCCGAGGTTTGCGAAGCCGCAAGTAGGCCCACGCCCGAAAGCAGCGCCGCGAGCACGTCGGATCGGTCGCCCGCGCCTGCGACGGCACGCGCCAGAACGGCTGGCGACACTCCGGGTTCGAGCACACGAGCCGCACCCGGAGGCCGGCCGCGTCCGTGTCAAGTTTCGTACCCCAATTATAGCTACACGCGCAGCGAGCGAGGAGGGCCGGCAGGCCCGAGTTGCGAGAGAAGGTGGGGGGCCTCCCCCGGACCGGGCGAACGAGCGCCGACTGGCGCGAGGGAGGCCCGAGCGGGCGGTGCGGTGATGGCAAGGCGATGTATGGAGGGAGCAAGCCTTCCTGTCAAGCAGCTACTTGGGCGGCTCTTTGTCCGTCTGCGTCGGGGGACCATCATCGTCACTGTCGTCGGTCGAGCCAACCACCTTGAGAGCCTGGAGACGCGCCCACTCGAGCGCCCGACTCTGCCTACTTTCCCTGCTCGTCGTCATACGCCGTTTCTCGGCCCACGAGGGCCTCGTCCGCCTCGGGTTCGTCGACCGTTGTGGCCTTGGCCTCAATCGTCATCTCCCCCGGCTTTCCCTGAGCGAGGTCTGCCGAGGGAGGGGGCAAGAAGGCCCGGAGCAAGTCCCTGAAGCGCTCAGGCCACACCCGGCGCTCGGCGAAGCGGGCGAGCTCGTCTGCCGTCATCTGGTCCAAGACGCGCTCGGGGGTGGTGACCTCGATGCGGCGTGGGGGCTCGACCCCGGCATACTGGAGCACAGCCTTCGACGCCGAGAGGCGGGTGCGTGGGTCCTGGCTATGGCTACTCAGTTTGACCACCTGACGCATCGCGCCAGGGGCGGCTGCTTTCGCCATAGTGACTGGTTCTGCCGAGCGGGCCTCCAGGATCGCCTTCACGACCCCAGCCTCGACCTCGGCCTGGGCCTGGCGGAAGGCCGTCCGATTGATACGCTTTGAGATCTCAGCAAGGGAGCGCCCGAGCCGGCTGGCGATGCGGGCGGTCTTCACACCCTGGAAGAGATAGGTTAGTATTCTGTAGTCGACCGGCTCTAGCTTGGCTGGCACCACGACCATCAGGGTGGGCCGGGGCTCCTCATATTCAGCGCAGCTTGCCAGTGGGGTCCACATCAGGAGAACGGTGTCTTCCTCACTGGTGGGAGGACCTCACCCAGACAGCGGCCGGCCCCATCGTAGACGAGCACGCGCTCCAAGTGCATGCGTTCGATCGCTCGGGTGCAGTAGCTCGTGACGAACTCCGCCACGCCAGCCTCCTCGCGACTGTAGGAGCCGGCGACCTCGGGGGTCAGGGTGAGCGTCCCCACCTTGCCCACCAGATGCATCCGGCTCCCCGTCCAGTCCATCGGGTGGGCAGAGGGCTCAGACCTTCCCGGGGTCGGTACGGCCCGGGGACGTCTCGGGCGATGCTGGGCCCCCTCGGCCGCCTGGGGAGGAGAGGGTCGCCTGGCCGGTGTCATCGACGGTCACCACGACGGGATCGGCGCCGAAGCGGTCCATGGCCTCGGGGTAGGGCACGAGCGGTGGGAGGATTTCGCGGCTGATGCGCCACTCGAGATAGCGCCGGAACTCCTTCGGGCTCACCTCGGTCTCAGGCATCGGTCTTCTCCTTCGCCTTCTCCCGCCGCGCTTCCCGACAGCGGGGGCAGACATAGATGGCTGGTGTGGCTTGTACCATGGTGGTGCCACAGGCGCGACAGACGGGCGTCTCCTCGGCCGGACGCTTGACCGCAATCCGTCGCATCAGGCGGTTCACGATGTCCCCAAGGCGCTCCATCACTTGCGAGCGAGGGCCTTCTTGGCGGCCGGCGTTTTCATCTTCACCCTGGTTGGCAGGCCCGTTCTCTTGGTGGAGGCGAAGTCCTCGAGCTGCTTCTCCGACATCCCCGTCTTGGTCGCCTTCCCAGCCCGCTTGCGAGCCAGCTCGGCGCCCATGAACTGCTGCTGGACCTTGGACTTGGCAGGCATCCCCGTCCCCTCCCAGGCCCCCCTAGCATCGCTAAGACCTAGCAGTCAAGGGAGAGGGGGCGCCCGGAGGTTCGCCCTACCCTCGCCCCCCGAGCGCCCGCCTTCTTTGACCGGAGGTCACCCGGCCGAGGGCCTCCCTAGCAGGCACCGAACGGAATCGTCAATACCGCCAACCAGGGGGTTGGTGGCGGCGCCCCCCGCTCCGGTGCCAAAGGGGAATTCGACCGCCGGAGGTGGAGGGACGCCGTCACACGGGGTCCGTCTAGCACGCTAGCAAGGTGGGGTCAAGAGGGTGGGTTCGCCGGGGGGCGTCAGGGCGGCAGCGTCGATACGTCGCCGTCGGCGCCGCCCGTAGCGGGAAGTAGCCACCCAGAGAGATTCACTGTCTGATAGCTGGCTGGCTGGCAGGCTAGCTGAATAGCATGAGAGAAATCAATAGCCATTCAGCCCGCTAGATAGATATGGAATGTAGCACAAAAAAAGGGGCGAGCCTTTTGGCCCGCCCCTC